CACGCCGCCCTCCCCTCGGCATATCCGAACTCTGCCAGGACATCGGCAGGAGCTTGACAACCGGGCTGGCCGGGGGGTGGGCCATCGGGGCGCCAGTCCCCGAACTTCTGGAAAAGCCGGACCTCGCCGCCCCAATCCGTGCCGGGGGGCTTGCCGGCGTCGGCGCACTCCTCGACCAAGGGCCAATCTGCCAACCAGTTGGCCAGGCTTCGCGGTTTCGACTTCGCCTCATCGACCCTGCGCCGGTACTCGGTCGCAGCAGTGATCAGGCGATCAAACCCACCAAGTCGCAGGGCTGGCCGGGACAGGATCAACGGAAGCGAGGCGCGAGCGACATTCACCATCCCGCCATCGGGAAAGGCTTTCGCAAACCTCAAGCAGTCTTCATCCGAGGGAAGGCTTTTCGTGCGCGCCTGTGTCTCTGGTGTATCCCCTGACGTGTCAAACGTAGTGAGCCCGGCCACTGTGGCCGGTTGGTTCGGACAGGATGGCCGGTTGGTTCGGTCAGGATGGCCGGTTGGTTTATCGCTACCGGACAGGATGGCCGGTTGCTGAAATTTGACCAGAACAATGCTGTCAGATGTGCGTGATCCGTCGCGCCGACGGCGTTCAACGCGGCGAATAACTCCGCGCTCTTCCAGGCTTCCAAGAATGCGCCGGACGGTGCGCTCTCCGCACGATGCTTGTTCGGCAATGCTCTGTTGCCCAGGGAAGCTCACGCCCTCCCCATCAGCATAATTCGCCAGCACGAGAAGGATGGCCTTCTCTGTCGCGCTTTCTGCTCGGAAACCCAACGCCCATGTGATTGCTTGCGTGCTCATCAGCCCCAATCCTCAAAGCGGTTGCAGGCCATATCGCCCATCAGCTTGATCTTGCCGAGCGGGCCAAGACGGTTCTTTGCGAGATCGACCTCGACCAGCTTTGACGCGGCGCGCTCCCGGCGCTCGTGCTCCTTGGTGGCGTCGGACTCCTCCGGCTCGCGTTCGGCGTAATAGCTGTCCCGGTAGACCAGCAGAATCTTGTCTGCGACTTCCTCGATCTTCCCACTGTCTCGCAGGTGGCGGATCGACGGGCGCTTGTCCTTCTCATGCTCGGCAGCGCGGGCGAGCTGACAGGCCACCAGGAGGCAGATGCCGAACGTGAGCTGTATGGTCTGCAAACCGAGCGCGATGTCGCTGGTGCGCTCGTATAGGCTGCTGCCCTGCCCGGAAATGTTCTGGAGGTAGTCAATCCCGACAACGCCCGGCTCTTGCCCTGCCTTCTCGACTTTGCGAAGCCAGCGGCGGATCCGAGAGCGCAGCCCGGATATTCCGATGCCGGGACATTCGATGATGGTGATGGGCAGCGCTTCAATCTCAGCGATGCATTGCGCCACCCGATCACGCTGATCCTGGTGCATGGTGCCATTGGTGATGGCGAAATACGGGACGCCGGTCATGCTTGCCGCCCATCGGGCCGCGATCTGGCGCGCGGTCATCTCATTGGTGAGCATCAGGGACGGTTTTCCATTGCGGGCCGAGCGCAGCGCTTGGTCAGCCACAATGGCGCTCTTTCCCATCGAGCTGCGAGCGCCGACAATGATCAGGGCTGGCGATATGGTCCGCATGTCGTCAAAGCCGCGCAACCCCGTCTCGATGAAGGTCAGGGGCTGGTCTAGGGCGGCGCGAAGGGCTTGGCCGGCGGTATACTCCGTCTCGCCTTCCTCGGTATCCGTGAGGGCGGCAAGGCTGGCCTCGGCCTCTTCAATCAGCGTGGTCGCCGGATCGTCGGAATCCTGTCTGGCCGCATACCCCATTTCATCCGACACGCGGATAAGGGCCCGGCGCAAAGCGAGCTCGGCGACGATGCGGCCGTATTCAACCGCGGCATTGCTGGTCAGGGGCGCGGATTGAACCAGCTCGACCAGGTACGCGGTCCCGCCAATCTGTGCGAGGCCGTCATCCTGTTCGAGCTTGGATTTCAGGGTGATCGGGTCACACAGATTGCCGATTCCGATCTGGTCGCCAATGGCCTCGAATATGCGGGCGTGCACCGGATCATGGAAATGCTCTGGCTTGAGCCAGTCTGCGATCCGGTGATAGGTCGCGTTCTCGTAAAGGAGAGCGCCAAGGATGGCTTGTTCGGCGTCAATGTTGCTGGGCAACTTCGCGGCGGCTTCCGGCTCCTGATGTGGCGTCTGTGCGATTTCAGCAACCATCAGACATGCCCCCGCTGTTTGCGGAGACGGTCGAGGCGCGAAGTGCGGCAATACCCACGGGGCAGGCCGTTGATCATGTCCGAAGAGATGGAAGGCGGCCGGCAGCGGTCTAGGGTGCTGAAATGGCGCGAGTGGTGTGCCGTGACGGAGACCTCATATCCCCGCTCACGCCAGTAGGCTTCAATGGCCTGTTTCTGGCGTTCAGCGGCTTCGATTTCGCCAGCCGTGAGCTGTTTGGAATTGCCCTTCATGCTGCCACCCCAAACACGAAGCGGTCACGCGAATTGATCTTGCTGCGGTCGAACCGCTTTCGAGAGCGCTTGTAGGGGGACATGCAGCGCGCGTGGTGGTGCGCGCAGTAGGATGAGTCCTCGTCCTGCTTGGCGCCGCAGAAAAGCGTCTCAGCGGTCCCTGGCGCGTTCACGTCATCAATCGGGAACCGGCACTGGTCACGCTCCAGATCGGCGAACCGAGTCGGGTTCATCTGGATCGGGAAGATGGCCGCGTTGCGCATCAAAGACACGCGCACCGCTACCGGCCTATCCTTGCGACACCCTTTGGGCTTGGCCGCCACGCAAGGCCGGCGCGTCTTGGGCTGTGCGGCGATCTTCTTCACGCGCTCTGGCGCGTTCGGGCTCTTGCCCGTGCAGCCAAGGCGGTGGAGCTTGCCGAGCACTGCGCCGCGGCTATTGAGCCCCATCTCTTGCCGAATCTTTTCGGCAGACAGGCCCGACTTCCACAGCTCGACCAGCTTGGCTTGAGCTGAAAGCGTCCATTCAAAATCTTGAGACATCACCGGCCCTCCGGCTTGTGTTGGAGACAGAACCAGGAACCACGGGAACGCATCGACACGTTGAACCCGTATCGAGCCGGCTTGCCGCAGGTCTGGCATGTGAATGGGGGGATTGGGGCGGTCATGCGAACCCCCTGCTTTGCAGCTTGCGAGAGCCTTTCGGGGGCCATTGATTGACCGGCGAGGGGATGGATTTGGTCTTGCCCTTAGACCGGCGCGCGTATTGGCTTCCGCCGCGACCGCCCTGGCGCTCCGCTTTTGCATGGATCCCGGTCCACTCGGCCGATTTGGCCTTGTGACAACACTCGCAGAGCGGTTGAAAATTGGTCAGCTCTTCGCGCTCGGCTGCGTCTTGTTCATCAACGGCCATGCGGCGCTCCTTGACGTGATCCCATTCGACCTCGCCAAGAGACAGCTTCGACCCGCATTCGGCGCACTGGCCGTTGTACTTGAGAAATAGATCGGCCTTCTGGTGCCGTGTGAGCTTGCGGCGCTTAGCCATTGCGCGCCTCCCGGTTCCAGATCAGGGCTTCCGTGGTGATGTCGCGCAGGTCTTTCCAGCGGGCTTTGCGCTGGCCTTTTTGAGCGCGTATCCAGCGTTCACGGGCAGCAGCACGGGCTGGCTCCATTGCGATGGGGTGTGGGTTGGGATGGGTCATGACAAAGCCTCCCGCGCTATACGGGCCATACGCTTTGCAGTGGCGTTTGCTCCGGGGGTTTCTTGGGCTGCGATCTTGTGGAGTGCGCTCTCGCAGGAAAGATGCGCTTCGGCAGCGGCTCGGTGACAAGCCCGGCAATAATGCAGATCGCCTTGCAACCGCATCACCCTAGCCAGTAGCCAGATGATCAACGCGACTTCTGCCACTGCCAGCATGGTCAAATACAGCATCACCAAGCCTCCTGGTTGAGAAGGCAGATCAGCCCCTTTATCGTCAAACCGAGATAAAACAGGACCAGCGCCGCCCACACGAGGCTTTCGCCGTACACATCGGTGGCGCTCTCCCCGGAAAACCAATGCAGGACTGCGGAAATGGTTGCGATCAGGCCAAACACGAAAATGAAGGCCTTAAAGACATTTCGCATCACGCAGCCCCCATCATCTTGACGACCGCAGACGGGCGAACATTTGGAGAGATACCGGCCTTGCGGGCATAGCTGGCGCGATGGCGTTGCAGTTCGGCAATGGCTTCATCAATCTCGCGAACGGTCTGCAAGCATTCGGCCGGCGTCTCGGTTTCCCCGCCGTCACTGTTCGGGCTGGTCGCTGCCGTGATGGTCTGCACCACGTCATTGAGCTCGCCAGAGATATGGCCGACGCGCTCAAGAGCGGACATGTCGCAGGGCGAAGCCCCCTGCCCGGTGCGGTCGCGATAGAGCTGGCCGTAGACCGCCCCAAGCGGGCCGGGGCGCCCCGTGCTTTCGAAATAGGCAACGTCCAGGTCAAGGGCTTGCGACAGCGTGTACGGCGTGTAGCTCGATCGCTCGCTATCGCAGGCATGGCGCACGCGGCTTTCGGACATGCCGATGATGGCCGCACAGCCTTCTTCCTTGAAATGGTCACGCAGCGTCACCGACGCGCCGTCGAACGTTCCGGGCTTCCTGATCTTGGTCATGGCCGAATTGCCTTTCCGATTGTCATGGACGGTTGCTGCTCACCGGTCGCATGCTGGCGTCGGGCAAACAGAGGGCGGATGAAATGAAGGGTGCGGATCAAACCGCGCGGGGTGGCGACATGGCTCAGCGATTGAGCCGGATTGCCGTCGCGGCTGACCGGCGGGCAGCCAGCCTCCCGGACAATGACCCAGAGCGGGCTTTCCATAGCGCGCACTGCGATCTGGCGATGACCAGACTGGCGCGGCTTCATGGTCGCCGTCATGCGTGAAAATGTGCGAGCTTGCTCTGTTTCTGCGCTATGCAACGGGAGGCGATGTAGGAAGCCCGCCCGGGCCGCCGCGCAGTTGACGCCGGGGCGCAACAGAGCCGTGTTTCGGTTTTTTGGGAGGCCCGCCCCTGTCCGCTCGCAACGGGACACAGGGGTAATGAGGCGGCCGATATTGGTGCGCGTCCGGCCAAACGGCAGGGGATTACCGCTGGCCGGACGCTGGTCGCCGCGCGCTGGACCGGAACGCGGGCGAATTCGTTTATTCGAGGAAACCGGAAGCCGCGCCGTAATCGCGACAGATTCTGTCACTCCACTGTGCGATCCTGACGAGCTGGGCAGGATTACACAGGAGGACGCATGCCGATCACCGCGACGCTTCACATCAACCAGCCGCCAACCGTGCAATGGATTGACGACCGGATGCATATCCACATCACCACAGGCGAAATCAGCTTCACACGGGTACTCACCCGGCATGCAGCGGTTGGGCTGTTCATGGAGTTGCAGCGAGAGCTGGCCCGTGACGAAGGCATCAGCCCGCAAGAGATGTGTTTGCGGATCGCAGGCGAGCATTAGGCCGCGTCTTTCTGTGAAAGCAGACCAATGAGCGTCACCGTGCCATTTGAGTGCTGCGCGATTTTCCTCGCCAGGTCCTCGGACGGCCATGTCTTGCCAGTCTTCAAGCGCCAGATTGTGACCTCTGACACGCCCAGCATCTTCGCCGCTTCCGCGTTCTTGATGCCCTCGGCTGTAAGCCAGCCCGATATGGTACCGTTGTGTTGCATGCCCTGTAACTTACGCGGGGTGTAATATGATGACAAGCGAAAAGTTACACCGGACGACATGGCACGCAGATCGCTTCAGCCCGATAATTGCGGGCATGAGCAATGAGACCCTCGGACATACGTTTATTAAGGCTTGGCGGAAGCACCGGGAGCTAACGCAAGACCAGCTCGCAGATGCTATTGGCATCACCACGGCGAGCCTGTCCCGCATCGAAAACGGCAAGCAGCCCTATAACCAAAGGCAGGTAGAACAGATCGCCACCGTGTTGCGGTGTTCGACTGGCGACCTTCTCTCCCGCGACCCTTCCGCGAAGAGCGCTGACATCGTGGAAATATGGGATCGTATATCTGCCGACAAGCGAGACCAGGCGCGCGCGGTCCTTCAAGCTTTTACCGATCAGAAAAAGGCGTAGCTGAGAAAAATTACATCACGCGCAATTTTTCGCTTGCCTATCAGCTTACACCCGGCGTAATGTCTCTTCACAACTTGGAGAGACGCCATGCAACCGAACGCCACCCGCAATGACCGCTTCGACAATCAGACCGAGCGCCTGTTTGGTGCGGCGGTTGCCGAGTGCCGCGAGCAAGAGTTCGCCGCATGGGAAGAAGCCAACAAGACCGCCATCGCGGAGGCCGAGCAGCGCCTCCTGAACGAACATGACGAGTCCCGCCGCGCCGCGATGCGCGAAGTCTCGGACCGCTTTGATGACGTGACCGAAATGCTCGCAGAGCTGCCGTTCTGGACCGGCCCGGCTGGCAACGCCAAGGAGCTGGCGATAGGTCAAGTGACCCGCCAGTATTACGAATTCTGCCGCCTTGAGGCCCGCCGCATTGTCCGCGATGCGCAGGCACGGGGAGAGGCAGCATGAGCGCCCTTCCCGCCAGCCTCAAGGTCCGCCGCTACGAGCGCGACCCTGACACCTTCCTGATTTCTGTCGATGGCTACGACTACGAGGGCGAAGGAACGATTTGCGACCTTTGCGACCTTGAGCGGGTGCTTGGTGAGCGGCACACCCGCGCTCTGATCGACCAGCTCGACGCCGCCAGCACTCATACAGAGGCGGCTGCGTGATGGGGGGCATAACTTGTTTCCAGTGCAAAGAGAATTTTTGGGTTTCCGATGAAACGGAAGCCGTTCTGCGCCGATCTTCTCAGACATTCTACTGCCCGTTCGGGCATAAGCAGGCTTTCCGTCAGGGGCCAACCGAGGCCGACAAACTACGCGACGAGCGTAACCGGCTGAAACAGAACGCGGCACGTCTTGAGGACGAAATCCGTCGCCAACGCGAACGCTGTGAGACTGCCGAGCGCTCCGCCGCTGCTTACAAAGGCGTAGCGACTCGCACTCGTAACCGGGTGAAGAACGGCGTCTGCCCCTGCTGCAATCGCACCTTTCAGAACCTCGCTGCACACATGGCCAACAAACATCCCACGTTTGGTGGTGGCGATGATGTCGAGCGGGCCTGCGAAGGCCACACGGGCGAGGCCACCTCATGACCCGCCGCGACTGGATCGGGGCCGCATCCTGGCTCCTGCTTTTCTCTCTTCTGCTTATTGGAGGCTGATATGGCCGATGTGAAATTTGATTATGGGACGCTGACCATCCGGCAAAACGAGCCCCCTCATGACGAGCAATTCGCCATTGGTCTTGGTTCGCCTGATAGGGTGTCACACGGCATCGGCGAAAACAGCAAATACCTGCTGGTCTCCGGTCATATGCCCGAAAAATACGCCCTCTTGTTTGCCGCCTCTCCTGATCTGTATGAGGCCTGTGCCGAAGCGCTCGACGTGTTGGACGGAATGAACTTCACCGGAAGCCTACCGGACCAGCTTCGCGCCGCCCTCGCAAAAGCCCGGGGGGAGTCATGACCCGCGTATCTGCGACCACCGCGACGGTCAGCGTCCACAACGTTCAGCGCGAGCCTGAGGGCCCCTTCGAGCTGATGGCAACCCTGTCGCTTGTCGGCCCTGCGATCACCTCAGAGCTCACACTGTCCGAGACTGGCCTGAGTGACGTGATTAACGCCCTGTCCGCCGCCCATTTCGAATGCTCGGAGCAAGGAAGGCGATGACCGACCCCAACCGCGAACCCCTCGTCCCGCCTGTACTGGCCGTGAAGATGAACCAGCTGTGCTGGCTAGGGCAACCGACCGCCAGCGCGAGAAGGCCGAACAAGAGCGCCTGTGCCGTGCTGACGACCTCCACGAATACCTGACCCTGAAAGGTGAAAACTGATGACCCGACCTGTGTCCTGCTACCAATCCGTGATCGGCGCTTTGAGCGCTATGGATCAAGTCCACCAGCGCACCTACGCCGCATCGACCTATCTCTCACAGATGCGTGGCGCCGGGCCTGACCAGTTCAGCCAGGTGACTGCCGAAGCCGTCGAGCGCTCGCTTGATGAAATCGAGAAATGGGTGAAGCGGTCACGCGCGCATTTCGATCACGCAAAGCGCGTCGCGCCGGACACGGATCTGGAACTCACGCCCGCCGGTGTGGCTGCCATCGAGCACGCCGCAGAGGGCGCACCGCCGAAGCAGGTGCCCGTTGATGGCATCCCGCCGGTCGAGCGCAGCAATGTGAAGCCCTTTTCGCCTCGCGTGGTCGCCAGCACCGTCCAGCCGATACGTGACTATCCCGGCGGCGACGGCCCGAGCGCGGCATGACTTGGCTCAAGCCGAAATCACGCCTCCGGCTTCGCGCGTTCTGGGCCGAATGGTCACCCGCCGCGACCGCCGGGCTGATTGCTGCGGCCCTTCTTTTCGCCCTCGTCCGCATCCTCACGCAGGCCGGGCACTGACTTTCCTCCCCACCTACCGGGCGCGAATGCCCGGACCTTTTTGGAGAACGCCGACATGGCTGAAGCCGTAATCCTCGACACCGAAACCGACCTGGCGGGCAATCTCGTCGCCATCGTCGAGAAAGACGCCACCCCGTTCCTGACCGACACCAATGCGCGCCGCGACTTCATGGATCAGGTCCGCTCGGTCGCCAGCAGCGCCGGAACCGACGTTTCCACGTCCAAGAGCCGGGCCGACATTGTGTCTCTCGCCGCCAAGGTGACGCGCTGCAAGACGACGATCGACGGCGCTGGCAAGGCGATGACCGAAGAGTGGCGCGCGAAGACCAATGCGGTCAACGAGGCCCGCAAGGAAATCCGCGACGAGTTCACCCAGCTTGCGGCAGAAATCCGCCGCCCGGTCAGCGATTGGGAGGAAGCGGAGCGGCAACGCGAAGAGACCGCAAAGCAAACCCTCACCGACCTGCGCGCGATCATCGCCAGCCCGGCGCCGATGGGCGCAACCGCCGATGATATCCGGGCGCGGATCGCGGCCACCGAAACGGTCGAGATCGATGCCGCCATCTTCGGCGAAGACACCGAGTTCGCGCAATCGCAAAAGGCGCAGGCCATCGACGCGCTCAAGGGGGCCCTGGCCAGCGTCGAGAAGGCAGAGGCCGAAAAGGCCGAGCTAGAAGAATTGCGCCGGGCCGCCGCCGAGCGTGAGGCCAAGGACCGGGCCGAAGCCGAGGCGCGCGAAGCCAAGGCACGCGAGGAAGCCGAAGCCAAGGCCCGCGCCGAACGCGAGGCCGAGGAAGCCCAGCGCCGGGAAGCCGAGGCGAAAGCCCGCCAGGCCGAAGCCGAACGGCTGGCCGCGGAAGCCGCTGAGAAGGCCAGGCAGGAAGAGCGTGAGCGTATCGAGGCCGAAGCCCGCGCTAAGCAAGAGGCGGACGCCAAGGCCGCCGCAGCGGCTGAGCGCAAGGCCCAGAACAAGCGTCACCGCGCCCGCATCCTGGCCGAGGTCGCGGAAGCGCTGGAAACCCAGTTCAAACTTGACGGCGGCCAATCACAGTTGATCGCCGACGCCATCGCTGGCGGTCACGTCCCTCACACCTCAATCCAGTTCTAGGAGGCCATCATGGTCGCAGAAACCGAAATCCTTGACGCCGAAACCGGCGAGCCGGAAACCAACTCCCGCGATGTCGCTGTCCGGCACGAAGGAAATCAGGTCGCCGCCCATCAAAGCCAGGAGGCAACCCTGCTCGGCATCATCGAGCGCGTCGCCAGTAATCCTGATGTCGACATTGAGCGCATGCAGGCTCTCTTGAACATGCGGGCCGAGGAGGAGCGCCAGCGCCGGATCGCAAGGGAAGACAGCGAGGAAGCCGCCCGGCGGGAATTCCTCCAGGCCTTCTCAGCAGCGCAAGCCGAAATTGGGCCGATACGTCGCAGCAAGACGAACGATCACACCAGGTCGACCTACGCCACACTCGAAGATATCGAGCGGATCGTTACTCCGGTTCTGACGAAACACGGTTTCTCGACGACCGCCCTCCCGATCCCTTGCGACGTGGCCGGATGCATCCGCGTCCGCCTGACCATCGGACATGCCGGAGGCTATGAGCGCCACTACGAAGATGACTTCCCGATTGATGGGGCCGGCTCTAAGGGCAACACCAACAAGACGGACATCCAGGCCAAGGGCAGCACGCAGACATACGGGCGCCGATATCTCAAGGCTATCGCGCTCGATCTGGCCTTCACCGACGACGATGACGGCAATGCCCGGCAGCAACGCGCAGCGGATGCCGAGCCTCTCAGCGAAGAGCGGGTAAAGCATATCCGGCGCGAGCTGGAAGCGATGGGCGTGGACGAGGCTGGGTTCTGCGAATACCTCAAGGTGCCTAACCTCATCGAGATGCCGGCGGGTCGGTTCTCCGATGCGTGCGAGGCGCTGGCCGCAAAGCGCCGGAAGGATGAGAAGGCCAAGGCTCAAGCTGAAGCCGATCGCGATGCCGAAGACGCCCCGGAGGATCAGTCATGATCGCCCAGGGCAGCCCGGAATGGCATGAGCAGCGCAGGGGCCGGGTCACCGGCTCCCGCATCCACTGCCTGATCGCTTCGGGCAACGGCGCCGGCCGCAAATCCTACATGCGCGAACTTCTACTCGAACGCCTGACCGGTAAGGTCGCTGAAGGCTTTCGGTCGGCCGCCATGGATCGGGGAACCGAGCTCGAAGCTGACGCGGTGCGGGCCTATGAGTTCTTCCACGATCAGACCTCAATAGAGGTCGGGTTCGTCACTCACCCGACGCTTGACCTTGCGGGCGCCAGTCCTGACCGGCTTGTCGGGCATGACGGCGTGGTGGAGGTCAAATGCCCACTTGGTCCGGCGCACCTCGACTTCCTCGAAGGCAAGTCCATCAAGCCGGAATACGTCTCGCAGATGCAATGGGAGATGGCCTGCACGGGCCGGGCCTGGTGCGACTTCGTTTCGTTCAACCCGGACTTCCCGGAGGCCATGCGACTGAGGGTCGTCCGCGTCCAGCGCGATGAAGCCCATATCCGCAAGCTCGAAGCGGCGACCCGCTCATTCCTCGAAGAATTGTCGATCGAGGTCGACAAGCTCCGCTTCCGGTATGAGGGCGCACAGGCGGCATGAGCAAGGATCGCGAGACAATCCAGCTGAACAGCGAGAAAAACGTCGCCAAGGCGACCTCGTGGCTGCGCCAAATGGTTGAGACGAAGCGTCTCGCCGAAGGGTGGATTCTCTCGTTCACGCGCAAGCGCTCGGACCTGCAAAACGCTCGGATGTGGGCCATCTTGCGGACCATTGCCAAGGCCCGGCCGCGCCATTTCGGGCAGATCATGGATGACGATGACTACAAGGTCATGTTCGTCCACGGCCTCCGCAAGGAAGCGCGCTTCATCCCGGACATGACCGGCGAGGGCGTCATCCCGATTCCTTACTCGTCGAGCGATCTCACCGTCTCCGAATTTAACATGCTCTTTGAGATCATCGAGCGCTTCTGCGCCGAAAAGGGCATCGACATCAGCCACCACGCCGAACCGAAAAAGGACAAAGCAGCATGACCCCCACGTCAACCGGCCGCTCCCCGACCGAGATAGACCAGCACGTCGGCGCCCGTATCCGGGTTCGCCGGACCCTCCTGGAAATGAGCCAGTCAGAGCTGGGTGATCAGCTCGGCGTGACCTTCCAGCAAGTCCAGAAATACGAGCGCGGCACCAACCGGGTCGGCGCTTCCCGCCTCTTCCACATGGCTCGAGTCCTTGGCGTCCAGGTCGGCTATTTCTTCGAAGGCCTGGAGGAGACCGGCGACCCGACCTCACCGGACAGCGAGACAATCTACGACTTCATCGCCAGCCCGGACGGCTTGGCTCTGGCGTCCGCCTTCTCTGGCATCAGCGACCAGACCACGCGGCGACGGGTGATTGACCTTCTGCGCGCGCTGGCCGGGCCGGGGCTTTCACATGCCGAGGCCAAGTCGCTTTGGGGGAAAGCCGCGTGAAACCCGCCGAAGCAATGAATGAAAGCATGGAGCGTGCCGCATGACCCGCCGCTCTCTCACCCTATGGGCTGTGCTGGCTCTGTTTGCTGTTGCTGTGTTTGGAGGAATGAACTGATGAGTACCGATAAAGCGGGCCGCGTAATCGTTTGCGGCGGGCGAGACTTTGACGACCGAGACGGCCTTTTCCGGGTCTTGGATCGCGTCCACTCGGACAGCCCCATCAACATTTTGTGGCACGGCAACGCCCGAGGTGCGGACACTCTCGCTGGCCAGTGGGCGCGGAGTCGCGGGGTTCAATGTGCGCCCACTCCTGCGCAATGGAAAAAGCACGGCAAGGCAGCGGGTCCGAAGCGCAATCAAGCGATGCTTGGGCAAGGCATCGGACGGGTTGTTGCCTTCCCGGGAGGGCGCGGCACTGCGGACATGGTTGCCAGGGCGAGGAAGGCGGGCGTTCGCGTAATCACCGCCACCCCTACCGGCCCGCAGGCAAAGCCGAGGACACGGAGCGGGAGCGAAGCGGAGCCACAACAACAAGAGGTACAGGACAATGAGTGAAGCAAAAACCAAATGGATCGCGGCGAACGCTGCTGTCGAGGCCATCGAAGCGGAGCGTGCCGCCCTGCTGAAACCCACTGATGACCGCTACAATGCGGCGTTGGAGGTCCGCGACGAGATCGAGGAAGAAACTGGCGAGATGATTGGCCGCTGCGAAAGCTGCATGGTGCCGATCTTCGATGGTGACCTGTACGAGGTCGATCTGTCCGGCGACGTAATGACCTGCGTCGAGGACTCTCACTCGCTTGCGGACATTCTCGCGCACCCCGACGCGTTCGTTGATGCGGACGAAAATCCGCACACGCCCGAAAGCGCCAAGGCATTCGTGGACGCTCGCTTGTCCGAGGGCATGACGCTCGCCGACAAGCCCTTCCTTATCGGCGGGGAGGGCTGAGCCATGAGTGAACGTGAAGAACTGGAAGCCGAAATAAAGGCGATTGAAGAGGCGGGCTTGCTCCTTGCCTTGCAGACACCGGAGAACCGTCGCCGCCACCTCGCCACCGCCCTCCTCTCCTCCGGCTATACCAAGGGTAATGGTGAGCTGGTGGAGGCTGTGCGGGAAGCGCACGAAGCAAGAAAGTTGATGGCCACAGTAGAGAGTGGCGCGCCCTTTCGCAGCGCTAACAGACAGCTTGAGGACGCTCTCAGCAGGGCTTTCAAACTCGCCCTCTCAGACAGTGAAGCCAAATCTGATGCCGGGAATTTGGGTTCACCGGATGAAAGCCAAAATGGTTTGTCTCTCACGGATGCGGGTTCGGTGAACGTCAATCTCGCAGTCTTCCTCACCCGTCAACAGGCATGGCAGGCCGAAACCTACGGCCCGAATGCATCGCGTGAAGGCGTGATCAAGCATATCCGCAAGGAACTGGTCGAGATCGAAGACGCGCCGGGCGATCTGACCGAATGGGTCGATGTTGCCTTCCTCGCATTCGACGGCGCTCGACGGGACGGGTTCAGCCCGGACGATATCGCGGCCGCTTTCCTCGCAAAGCAGACCGTCATTGAAGGCCGGATTTACCGGGACTGGCGAACCCTGGATTCGACCCAACCTATTGAGCACGTCCGAGACAGCGAAGCCACCAATGGAGACCATCATGACGAATGAACACTGTTGCGAGCACGCGGGTCTTAACCCTCGCGAAGTGACGCGGATTGCGCGGGGCCTGAGTCGGTACGCCAAACAAGCTGCAGACATCGGTTTGACGGTGTTCGGCGGTTCCGGGGTCGGGACTCTCAGAACACGCAACCAACTGGTCGTGGCGGACCTAGAGGGGGCGAATTTTGACGGCGGCGACGGCGCGTGCCGTGAAGATGAAGACGGGCTGATGTGGGGCGAGTCTGCCGATGCTTACGGGAGAATCCGGTGCGGGAGACCATCATGACGAAGGATAGTGATCCGCTACCGATCCGCCTGCCCTGCCCTGAGTGCGGCGCGCTGCACATTGACGAGGGTTTGTGGGCGATCAAGCCGCACCACACGCACGCCTGCCAGCATTGCGGGAACGTCTGGCGACCAGCCGTGGTCAATACGGTCGGCGTTCGCTTTCTGCCCGGCTTCAAGAATGAGGACAACAGCCATGAGTGATGTGGAAGAGACGAAAACGGTGCCGAAGAAAGCAACCGAGGCGATGACGAAAGCGGCGACGGAGTTCGCCATGCAGTCATGCATCACCAGCTCATATTCGTGGCGCGACTACATGTCCGACCTATGGGCCGTGATGGTCGCCAATGCGCCAGCCGCGATTGATGATGAAGCGGACGGCGAGGCCGCGACAGCAGCTCTGGAAGATTACCACGAAAACGGCGGGGTAAGCCTTGCCGAAATAGCCACCCCCAAGCCTGACTCCCCTGTATGCGTGGAGGTGAAGGGGCTGGAGTGGGAATACCCCGAATATGGCTTCAGGGCATCAACGCCGTTCGGCGTCTACAAGGTTATGGGTGGCGACTCTATTAGCTGTCCATCTTTAGCCTGGCTTGATGACGTCATAATATACGAAGGCACTGAAGACGACGAGGCCATGCAGGCCTGCCAAGCCGACTTCACCCGCCGCACCCTGGAACTCGTCAATGCCCGGTCTGTGGAGAGCGTGAGGGCTGAGACGGTCGAGAGAGTGGCATCCTATCTCCAATCGCTTGGCCACAACAGCTCCGCTGCGGCCGCCCGCTCTCTCACAGAGGGGGGAGGGTGATGTCGCAGCTTTCAAAGCAAGACAGCGAGCGCCTCTTGGAAATTATTCGCGAGGCCCGTGGAACCACAAATGGAGACGGCTACCAGAACGAAGATGTCTACATAGCGTCGGCAGCAGCGCGCTATGGGTTCGCTCTCATAAATATTTTAAATGCAAAGGGTGTAATATACACCTATT